AGCTCCCATCGTGATACTGCCCTGCCAACCGAGTGTCCACTGAGCGGTTTACACCGAAGAACGGAGTAGCCGTTGCAGTCTCTGGCAGCCATGCCGACAGACCGGAGATGCATTTTGGGGTGGTTGCGGCGTTCTGACCGTCGCCGATCTGGGAGATGAAGTCACCGTTCACTGCGCTGAGGGTACCCCAGGTCGCGCTCACTGTGATGCGACCAAGGCTACGGTCGACAGCGTCAACGGTTACCTTCCCGCCACCGCCGGTTCGGAGAGCGCCACCGTCAGTTGCCGCGACCTGGATCACCATCCCGACCTCGAAATTGACGATGTCCTCTTCCTCCCCAAGCGCCGCGATGTCACCACCAAGGCTGCCGGGGTTGATGGTCCCGATGGTTGCGATTGACCCGGTCCCGGTGCGGAAAAGCTGAGTCTCGACAGAGTTCGACAGGGCGTTCATTGCCCCGTTTACTGACTGCTCCATCGCTCCAAGGAACGCGTATTTGTCGCGGATGGTTGCTTCCACGGCCTCGCCAGTCATTCTGGCTAAAGCGTAGTTGTTAACTCGTGTCAGCTCGAAAGCGTTAACGCCGGGTGCGGTGATGTTGTCCTGCGCGTCCGTGAAGGTCGCTGCCCGTCCACCACCATCTGCGGTGACGGTCACAATCGGCATCTTGCGACCACCAAAGTCGCTGCGTTTGGGGAGCATGCCGAAAAGCACACGCCGTTTAAGCGTCAAGTCCGCGACGTTGGAATCGTCGTACAAGTCCTTGAGCGCACTGTCGAAGTTCGAAACGGTAGTCTGGCCCATGAGTCATCTCCAGGTGACCGGGCCATCAGGCCTAGTCGGGTATGAGACGCGCTGCATGCATTAAACGCTGGTGCCGGGACATGCCGGTTCTGTCGGTCATGTCGGCAGCAGGTGTTGCTGCGAGCGCATTAGTAAGCGTCGTTGGTGTCTCATCCGCTGGCTCATCGGTCGTCTCGGTCGCTGTGTCTGCTGCTGCTTCGCTCAGCCCTAACAGGTTTCTAACCGCCTGGTTCGAAGAGAGCGTTTTAAGCTGCTCCTTGATACCTTCCTGAATCCTACGAGCCGCATCTGCGGGCTGCAACACGGAATTATGCTCGGATGCATAGGCCGATGCAGCGTTGAATACCATGCCCTCCGCATCCGGGTACGCACGGAGCAACTCAAACTCGCTACCTTTCAACGTCTCCGACAGCTCCGCCTGGTAGGTGGAGATGAGCCGCTCATTGTCCCGCTGGTCGGCAGCTTCGCGGAGGGAACGTATCTCTTCACGCATAGCTGTGAGCTCGCTGGAACTGGCCGCTTGCTGTTTGCGAATGAGCTCTTCCGGGGTGGCCTTGCCGTCGTTGAGTACCCGGTTGGCGAGGTCTTCGAATTTCACGCCAGAGCGTTCGAGGAATGCCAGGGGGTCATCGCGGAGCCCGCCTTCGAGCTCCTGTACCCGTGCCTGCGCTGCCGCGAGCTCTTGCTGGGAACCCTCCGCGGACTTGCGCTCTGCTTTGAACTGCGCTCGTTCGCTGATTAACCTCTTCTCATTAGCCTTAATAGCGGCCCAGGAACGGTCTTCAACCGTCTCTGGGGGTGGTGTTGTGGGCGGCACTGCGAGTGGCGCCGGGGTGGCCGCAGCCTCTGTTTCTGGTGTCGACTCCGGGGTCGCGGTGGCGTCGGTGAGTAGCTCGTCTACGCTCATATGATGTTAGCAATCTCTTGTTGAAGGACCGGTGGCAACGCGGCTGGTGGTCCCGCTTGTTGTTGTTGTTGTTGCTGCTGCGCCTGGGGTTGCCCAGCCTCCCCTTCCAAGCCCCTTGGGGTAGGCTGTCCAGGAGGGGGAAGCTGAGCTGCGGCTTGCAGGGCGTCAATGTCCACAAGCCACTTTCGAAGAAGTTCCACACGCTCAAACGGGGTATCATCTGTTTCCGCCCTAAGTAAAGCCAGAGTTCCACGTTGCCGTGCAATCTCCAGGTTCATCATCGGGTCAGGAGCGCGGTAGGTACCGTCCTCGAGAATCCCGTCGATAAACATGTCCACGATAGTGATAGGCGCATTGAGCAGGCTGCGGAGGTTCTCGATGTCGGGAATACCGAGCAGCTCAAGGCTGTGTTGCTGAATCTCCGGGGAGATAGCCGCGAGGTCACGGAGGGCTGCAATCCTGCCCGCCGCGGTGCCACTGAGGAACGAGATGGGCTGGATGCGCATCGTGTATTTGTTGCGCTCGATCGAGACGTCCTTGAAATCAATCTGCTCAACCGACTTGTCGCCCTCGGCGAGGACTTTCAGCGACCCCTTGCCCTTGGTTGTCAGCATGCGGGCGCACTCGATGATCTGATCGGCTACCTGGAGATGGAACCGCTCCCAGTTGAGGCCTACGTGCTGGAACCGCTTCGAGCCAATGTCATTGTAGGTACGCAGCGCCTCACCGGAGTTCAGGCCCGCTGGCTTGACGCTCGTGGCCATCATCTCACTGAGCCCCACCTGCTGGAAGGCGCGGCGGTAGAGGCCGTCGAGGTACGTTAGGAACATAGGATTGATGGGTGGCGGGGTCAGGTGGGTTGGGGGAGCGTCGCGGAACGTGTTGACCGACCAAGCCTCGTTGTTGAGGGCCTGTTTCGCGATGCCGGAGCCCTTCTTGACCCACAGCTGCCCGGCGGAGAGGTTGAAGTGCTCCTGAATCTTCTGAGCGACCACGTTGATCTCAACCTGGATGCTGGATAGCTCTTCGGCAACTCCGCTTCCCCAAAAGCCCAGCGGTGATCGCTCCCAACGGAAGAACACGATCGGGAACCCACGGTTCCACTCTTCATCGACGATAGTTACGTTGCTGAAACACACCGTGTGGCGTCCTGGAGCTCCGGGTGTCGGGGGGAGGTGCCAGGCCTCGATGCAGCTGATCAAATCGGCCTGCCCGCCGTCGTAGCCGTGGCCGTCCTCTCGTACGAGGGCTGCTTCTTCCAGCTGCGCCTTGTGCTTGGGCCATGTCGAGATGGCGACCTCGCGAAGCACCTCTTTATGCTGATAGAGCGATTGCGGGTTGCCCATTAGCGCTTCGTGGTCGTCAATGATGAGTTCCGACACCAGCACCCGCTCGATACCAATGCGGTTGTCGGGGGTCGTGTAAATCTTTTGGCAGCCGGTGCCGAAGATACACGCGTCTCGGAATATATCGCGAGAGAGGGCGTACTGGTCGAGCCCGTAGAACTGGCCCTGGACGAACTTCGACAGGTTCTCGGCTTGTTTGCGGAGCTTGTAGTTTCCCCCGATGGTCAGGAACTCTGGCCGGGGCCTGTTGGTCGCGATGTGAGCCGTGGCCGCGTCGATGACCGAGCGGATGACGTTCAACTTCAGCTTTTCACCGTCCCCGATGACCGAGTACCGCCGGGATGACAGGCCCTGGGCCAGACGGTTCGAATAGAGCCGCAGGTGGTGCAGGTTCATGTCTGCGGCCTGCCCCTGGTTCTTGTCCAGATAGCTGACGGTGCCAAACAGGGCGTCGTGGACGTCGTCTTTCTCGTTCCACCAGTGGTCGCGTCGTCGAAGGGGGGTGTGCATTGGGGGTCCTCGTTGGCTCTATGAGCTGTAGTACATGATGTTGTTGCCGTCGCCTGCGTCCTGCTCCAGCTGCTCCGCCTGTTGCAGGAGCTCCAGACCAGAAACGCGTGTGCGTGGAGCGAATTTCACTTCAATGTCCCCCACTCGGATCTCTTGGCATTCGTTGTCCCTGGCCCACTCTATCAGCTGTCGGGCGTGGGTCCACTGGGACTTGGTCGTGGGGGTGGCCTTAGTCTTTTCGGGCATCGTTGGCCTCCATTTCTTGCAGCAGCACCTGGATTGAGTGGGGGATGGTGTGGATGTCTATCTCCAGACGGAGGCGTCGGAGCCACTTGGGCCGGTAGTCGTCCGAGGGGGCGTTGCCGGAGCGGAGCTCGTAGACGTTTAGGTTGTCGTCGGGGAACCAGAGGTGTTTGGGCCTTATCCGCGGTTCTTCGAGGGCCTTTACCTGCGCGATGTAGGTGTCGATGAGGGTCTTGGTGACACGGAGGCGGATTAGGTCGACTTGCAGCTGCGCCTTGTTGCCGGGGAGGGCGCTTATGGGGATGGTGGCGCCTATCTTTGCGGTTTTTAGTGCCT